GCGAGCCGACGAGTAGTTGTGGTTCGAGCTATCCAGCCGAACCATCATCAACGGCATGTTGACCGGGCGACCAATTTCCCGCAGTTTCTCGGAGCGGTAGTCTTGGTATTGCGCGGCAGGCTGTTGGGACTGCATCTGAGCAGCCTTCCAGCCGGGCGGAAGCGTGCGAATTGTCCGGCGTTCAATCGAGGTGGATTCGTTGACGGCAACGTATGTTGCGTCGCTGTGATCGGTGTACAGTAGAACGGCCATGTCGGCAGCCGCACGCGCCGCGTCCATAACCTGCTCGTCGTAGCACCGCAGGTCCGCGCACGTTTGCAGCACCGGAGCAAGCCACGGAATACCGCGAACCTGGCCCGGCTCGCGATGCTTGAACCCGTGAATCACCGAATCGGCTTGGTACTCTTTTATCTCACCGCTCGACGCGATGGAGTTCTCTGCCGACAGGAACGATTCGATGTAGTAGCTGACCGGCTTGCCAAGCTCGTCCCGCTTGATCCCGTCACGCTGGAGCGGCGAAATTGCGTTAAACAATGGGGCTTTCAGCCGTCGCGGATGTACGTCCTGAATCCGCAGAGTGATCGGCTGGGTTTCGTCAGCCACCAGCAGCGAAACAAACTCGCCGCAGGTCCACAAGCTGCGAACCCATTGCCGCATGATGTCCACACCGGACAGCACGCCGTTTACGTCGGGCGATTCCCACCACTTTGCCCACGCTTTTTCCGCCCAGTCGTTGAACTCCGCGTCGTCAGATTGAATCTGCAACGAAGGCCCGTCGATTCCCACGACCGAGGCAACGTAGGTTTCGATCATCCCCTCGACGAACGGATTGCGCTCCGCCTCGTCAATCGCACGATCCCGCAGCGTCACCAGATCAATGGCAATCTTGTCGTTGACGTGCTGGCCCTTGGCGTGCGCCCACTGGGCCTCGTTAAGCCTGGTCGTTTTGGCCGCATCCCAAGCGCGGGAAGCGTCGCTACCAAACATCGCGCGGCGAATAGAAGACCAGACACCCATCAGTATGACGAAAGCTCCGAGGGGTTGACGTAGTTCACCTTCTGAATCTGCATGATTCCAGCCGAGTTCCCCAGCCCATTGGACGCAGATTGCAGCTTGCGAATCTGATTGATAAACGCCTCAACGCCAGCAGTCCGCCACCGCATTTCGCCAGACCCGTGCCGTGAGTCCGGCAGGATCGCCATCAGCCCGAGAGCCTTTGTCGCCTGCGCAATAGCCGCGCTGTAATCGCCGGAAGCCATGTAGGCTACGGCAGAGTCCATCGCGGTATTGATGTCGGCAACGCTCATGACCTAAGTTTCGCAGGAAACTCGGGGAGCGATAGAGGCGCAGAGGTGTTGTATTACAGGCCGTGTACTAATCCTCGACAGACTGAAACGACTTCTCGCAGTCGCCGCACTTGTGCCAACGGATCGTTCCGCGCGTAGAAGTCGTGCGGACGTTCTTCGATCCGCAGCCGGGGCAACGCATGCGGATATACTTCACCACGCTTTTCGCGGGCGCAATCTTTTCGACCACCTTCGCGGTGTAGATCACCCCGCAGTTCGCGCACCGCAACCGCTCGACGGCTTCGCCCCACCATCGAGACTGCGACACGACTTCACTCTCTTCGCATCCGCAGGCAGTGCAGGCCGCTCCGGTCACGCGCTCCATGTCACCGCCTTGTTTGGGATGCGAACCAGCCGGTAACAGGTGCAGCAGAATTTCCGGGCGTGTCTGCGTCGTTATCATTCAGCTTTACCCCCGCGTGACACCCGGCAACGGTCGCCAGAATCGTTGAGTCGAACCAGTGATTGGGCCGTTTGTGTTTGTTGATCCACCGCACCACCTCGCCGCGCCGCCGGTCGATCTCGTATTGCTTCTCTTCGGCGGTCTGATGTTTGGCAAACGCAAGATGCGTGTTGGCCTCGCCCGACTGAAACAGCGTGATCGCACCAGCCCCGGCTTGGCCGCATTGGTAGCCCTCGTGCAAGCGGCTTTTCCAATGGTCCGCGTCTACCTCGACCAGCTTGACCCCACCGGTTGAGGCCAGCCGCTCGACGTGATAGCCCTCTCCGATGTGTGCCGTATGCCGCCCGGTTGCCGTGGGCCTGCTGTATTCGGTCGTCGAGAAGCCCTTGGTCGGATACAGCCGCGACGGGTTATTTTTGCAGAATGCGTAGATCAGTTCCGGGCGGTATCCCGAGTCAATGAAGACGTATTGCGCCCCAATGGATGTCTCGCCCTTCCGCCAGCCGCCTTCCCACGTTTCCGCAAGTTCAGACAGTGCCGCGGGAATGCCCACATCCTCGCCACGCTGGGCCGCGTACGTCTCAACGATGCCGTAGTCGATGATCTGGCCCCGCCCCTGTGACCGCCACGCTACCGCCGTCCAATGGATCATGTGCTTGCCGATGTCGATCCCCATCGTCACCGTGTCGCAATCGCTTGGCACGTAGCCCCGCCCTGGATGCTGCATACGCTCAGCCAGCGAGCGAGCGTCAAGCGACACCAGAGCCTCGACGGTCGGCTTCGGCGGCACAGCCCAAACGAACTGGCACAACTCCCGCTCCGTCGCTTCCTCGTTCTCGGCCTTCGTCGCCCGCCACTCTGCCGCCCCGATCTCGGATGCCGACCGGAAGAAATTGTTGGGCGCGGCGTATCGGTAGCCGAGGGTGAATGTACGGGGCGGATCACCGACCACGTTGCCCGACTCGTCTACCGTCTGGTCTCCGTGCAGCAGCCGGGCGTCTGTGTGTGCCCTCAGTCGTTCCGCCTCGCTCCACATCTCGCCGCAGTCCGGGCAGTAGTAGGCAGACCTCTCGTACGCCTGCATCTCGTCTGCCGCCCCCTGGTGGCCGATCAGGCTATCCCGGCCCGGCGTCACCCACTTCTGACAGTGCGGACAATGCAACGCGATCCGCGAATTGCTGCCGTTCTGCAACTCCTGCCACGTCCGGCCCATCTCGGTTGAGACGGTGCATTCGAGAAAGATACGGGCACGCTCTCCAAACGATGCCGTACGGGCTTCCAACTGTCGCAATGGGTCGGCTTCGCGGCTCGAATCTCCGGCCTCGTCAAGCCCGTCCGTCTCGGTGACGATCAGCACCCGCGACGTAAACGCAGACCGCTTTTTGTCGCTGCCGCCCCCGCTCATAAACTTCAGGGTCGCACCGTTCTTGAACGTGATGCTTTCAAACTTACCGCCCCGGCTTCCTGTGCCGCTTGTCGGGATCAGGTCGCGATACCGGCTGGCCCGGATCGCTGGCTCGATGTCCATTTCCCACTTGTCTGTGGCCATTTCCATTGAGGGCAGTCCGAGGATCACCGTCTCGTTGCACTCGAACAGGTAGTACATCGCGACGATGACGAAGCCGATCAGCGACTTGCCGCTCTGCACCGGCCCGGTCAGGACGTGCCGCCGCCATCGCTGGGAGTCGATTTCCGCGAACCACAACGCGACGTGAGGCTGCCGGGCAACGGAAAACTTGAAGCCCTTGAAGGGACCATCAGGGATGACGATTTCTTGCTCAGCAAACTCCCGCATCGTCCGCAGCCGAGGCGCGCGAGCCAGCGACGAGAAGCGAGGCATCATCTGCCGCAACGCCTCGACGTTCACCCGCCCGCTACTCGCCGTCGCAACCATACGCCCCGACCACCTTATCCAGCGTTTCGCCAGCCTGCTCCAGCACTCCGTCAAGGTCGCCGACAAGCTCGGGCGCGACCTTCGCTACCTTCTCGCCAAAGCCCCGCAACAGGCCCGCGAACGACTGCAACCACTGCTGCACGTGTTCCGACTCGACCAGTTCAGACCGCAGCTTGGCCAGCTTGATCTCTTCCTGCTGGGCACGCGCAAGGCGGTATCTCTCAAGGGCAGGGGAGTCGGCATCGCCTTCGAGGTCGTCGCCCTGCGTCTGCGATGTCTGCTTCCGCTTGTCCCCTCGCCGGTCCAGCCACTCAACGCAATCTTCGAGAACGTACGCACCGGGAGCGCCCGGCATTCCTTCGCCGAGCCAAGTGCTGATAACACGCTCAGACCGCCCCAGCTTTCGAGCCAGTTCCGCCCGTGTTTTCAGTACCGCCTTGCGAGCCACAGGAAAGCCGTGCCAAAGTGCCCCAAAGTGTCGTCATTGTGATAGGGGAGGAATCGGAAATTGAATCGTTTTGATACCAATGTTATACGATGTGTTGATCGCGAGGGGCGGGTGGGCGGTCCGGGAGAACCTACTTTTTATAAACCTAACCGCAATAACTGTAGTGACTTGCGCCAACTCGCCTAGCCTTAACAGCCACATCAACACACATCTCAACGAACTCATCGGATGTCATCGCGCCCTTCGCCCTGTTGATTGCCGACGTAACCAGTTGAACATTGTCGCGAACGTGTTGGCCACCCCGAGACAATGGCACGCAGTGATCAAGCTCGCAGTCATCGGGCGACAGCGGGCGACCACTCAGGGCGCATTGATAGCCCTGAAACTCAATGAGCGATTGTAGGTCCGCAGCCCTCATTGCTTTGCCACTCCATTAGCGAGGCTTTCCGCCTCCAGTTTCTTGACATGGTTTCGAGCTTCCGTGCCCACGGATTAGCTTCCATCTTTTCCACTCGGGCCTTCTTGCCTCTGTGCTTTGTCAACAATGCGGCAAACGCATTTACCCACGAACCACGAACACGCTTTCTGACACTTCGCCTTGGTCTATCCATATCGCTGACGCGATCCCGACACCCCAAGATTGTTGCCTGCCATTTACGCTGCCAGTCTGTCACCTTACGGAAACTTCGCCCCCCGCGAAGCCTTTTCCACACCGTCCACCAAGGCCCATAGATGGCGGTCATCTTCTGTAAGTGGTCTTCGGCCAGTTGCTTGCCGCGCTCACGTGATAACTCGGCGTTGCCTCCAACTCGTTTTTGCGCACACTCCACAGAGCAGGTCTTGCAATACCCCCTACCCCCATTGTTCTGTCGCTGATGCTCTTTCCCGCACACAACACACGTCGGATTGTCCGTTCCAAACTTCCTGCGATGCTCAAACGTGATCGAGCAATCGAGGCTACAAAACCACTTCGTCCGCTTCAGGTCAGACTTTCTTTTCCACACCGGCTTACCGCACGTCATGCAGTCTCTGTGTTGGCCGTCCCTCTTCTTGTGCTGGTAGGCGCACTCTGGAGAGCAAAATACACCGCCTTTTCTCCTCGCATCATTTCGCCTGACGTGTTCTTTTCCACACGTGGTGCAAGACGCCAATGGCTTTGCAACGGACTTTTTGCACTCTTGGCTACACCAATAAGCTCCACGCCAAAACGAACTCCGGCAGGTAACGCTCACCAGCGTGTCGCACCCACCGCACTTGACGACAGGGCGCCCCGCCTTGTTCCTGCATTTCACGCTGCACCAATTCTGACCGCTGCCCTGAATCGTTTTCGGAGTGACCGTGACCAATGCGTCACAGTTCCCACACTTCACTACAGGGCGAATCTTTTTCGGTCTTCCCATTGGCCTACCCATTTGCCTACCGCACCCAAAACACAATCGTGCCGCTCTTAGTGTTGCCAGCGTTTGTCACCGCAACCGTAAGCGTTCCATCAACTGGCCTCGGTGCCGTGCTTGTCGTCGTGCCGTCCTTGGCTGGGATCGTCGGTGCCACCATCGTGGCCGTCGCATTGCTCAGGTTGGCCCCTTGCCCCGACAAAGCATCGACGCCGTACGCATCGTTGGCCGTCACGTCATAGGCGTCAGTGGGCTGGCTGCTGCTGGTGCCAGGCACGAACGTCACCCCAACCAACTCGCCCGGCTGAATGAGTTCGACCGATTCGCTGGCTGCGCCTGATGCGTTGCTCGTCCACGCCACGACATAGCGTGTAAGGGCAGACCGATTGACCTGCGAAACGTGCGGTTGAAGAACTGTCGTAGGCATCTACCTATCTCCTGCGTCGAGAAACATTGAGTGTTGCAATCGCACCAGCCGAAGCCGCTGCCGTCCAAGTCACTCGTGATTCCACAAAATCAATATTCGGGGCCGCCTCAAACTCGCCGTCTGTGTTCGTCACAGCGACAGCAACGCCAAAACCGGCGTCCTTCACTTCGGCAGGCGTCCACGTAGCCCCACCGAGCGACGACGCCGAACCAAACGTCAGGTATCCGTACGAAAACGCCAAGTTCTGCGGAGTTGACGCAAGGTTATTCCCGACGTTCGCACCGTTCGTCGTTGTCTTGCGCTGGTAGACGTGCTGAAACTGCGCGATCGCGTCCGAAATGCTTCGGCAGTAGAAACGCCACTCGACGCCAACGATTGTCGCGTCACTCGGAACTGCGGACATATCAGGCGCGTGGCACGATAGCCAGAAGGTTCGCGCGGATGGGTTTATTGCATTAAACTCGGCCCGTGCGTCTGCACCACCGATAGCCGATATCGCAGCCGACAGCGTGCCAGTGCTTGCGACCCAGACCTTGTTTGCAGACGCGGGCGCACTCACGCTGTCACTGCGGGCCGATGTTGCTGCTACCCAGCCGGAATCAGGCACGGTTGAACACTCCTGAAATGCGGTCACACACTGCAAACACCGCCAGCATTAACCCCACCGCACACCCAGACACGAACAGCGGCCACAAGAGCAGCCACGCGAGCGCAACGAATTGGCAGACCATTCGCATCATTTCTCCTCGCCACGCT